GGCTCGCCGCGCGGCATGTATCTCGACGCTGTGCTGGTCGATTCCAATCAGGTCATGTCCAAGGTCTATTACGCCAACGCCTATAACCCGGCGCAGGATCGCTTCACGCCGCCGGATTGCTGGAGCGATAACGGCACTGCACCGTCGATCGCGGCGGCCAGGCCACAGAACGACATCTGCGCCACTTGTAGCCAAAACGTCTGGGGGTCCAAGACCAATGCCTTGGGCAACAAGGTCAAGGCCTGCGACGACGTAAAAAAACTCGCCTTCGTAGTGCCAATGCTCAATAACGACTGGGTGTTCTTGTTGCGCCTTAAGGGCTCGAGCCACCGCAACTGGGCGACCTATGTCGAGAAAGTCATGCGCCACCAGCTAGGCGCGCGGCCGATGGATCCGACCGACGTGGTGACGCGGATCTATTTCGAGCCTGATCATATCGGCATCTTGCAGTTCCATCATCTTGACCTGATCGACCAGCGCGTCGCGCAATTGCAGGACAAGATCTGGCAGGCGCGATCGACCGATAGTCTAGTCGGCCGCAACGATAGGCCGCGCGATCAATCCCAACCGATCGCTCCGGTTACCAATGGGGGAGCGCAGGGGGTGGGCTTCGTTCCGCTGCCAGTAGCCCCGCAACAGCCTACAATTGCCTCAGCATTCGCGCAGGCCACGATCCCACAGCCTGGACCACAGCAACGCCCACCCGTTGCCAGCGAGCCTCCCAGGCGTAAACGCGGTCGTCCTGCGCAATCTCCGGTGCAGTCTGTGCAAGGTCCACCGGAGGGCCCGGCGCCCGCCTCCCAAGGTCAAGGCGCCGGGCCACAATTCGGCATTGCGGAACCGCAGTCGCCGCCAACCGATTTCCGAGACGACATCGCCAGCGCCATCAAGCCAATCACATGAATACTCAGGCACGTTTGAAGGCCTGCATGAAGAGTGGCAGGATGACTGTGGCCGACCTCGCTATATGGTTCGGCCGCAGTTATCCCACCGTGCGTAATTGGGTCCAATTCGGAGTCACGCCTCATGGCCCGCGCAACGAAAAATTGCTGGCCGAGCTCGAGCTATTAGAGAAACTGATCGGAATGCGAAAAGGGTTCCCCGTACCCTTTGACGTCGATCACTTTACCCGGCCTGGTTACATAGAAAAATTAAGACATGACCAGCATGCTCGCCTTCCTCGATTTAATTCTCCCCGATGAAGGTTTCAGATGCTGCTTCGTTCAAAAATATAAAAAGAACTTTTTCTTTAAGACCAACGGCGAGCTCGCCGTGTTTATGGCGAAGACCGATGAAGGCGGAGATACGGTTTACCATGCCTGCGCCAGCTACAAGGCCAAGACCAGCCGCAGGCAAACTAATGTTGCTTGGGTGCGAACCCTATGGGCTGATGTCGATGCCGGTCCAGGCAAGGCTTATCCAGAAACAATGGCAGCTGTTCGCGCTGTTGTTGATGCATGTCGAGCCTGCAAACTACCAGTGCCGCTTTTCATCTGTTCTGGCCGTGGCCTTCATCTCTATTGGCCGCTGGCGGCTGCGTTACTACCGGGAGAATGGATTGGTTATGCTAAGGGCCTTCGCGCCATATTACATCAAGCGGGTTTACAATTTGACCCGGCACGTTCGTGTGACGCTGCGTCTATCCTGCGTCCCCCTGGTACACATCACCGCAAAGAAACAACGCCGCTCGAGGTGGTTCAAGGCAATATTGTCCCGCGCTACGAGCTCGAGCTCTTTGCTCACCTGCTGAACGCCAATGATATCGATCATGGATTCGCCGAACAGCCGCCTTACCTTGATCGACAGCGTCCACAATACATTGACGCTAGAATACAGTCTGTTCTTGGCCAGTCGATCGCTAGCTACAGTAACGCGATCGCTGATCGCTGCGCGCAATTGCGCGAACTTCGTGACAAGCGAGGAAATCTTGGCGAGCGATTGTGGTACGCATGCCTTGGAGTGTTGGCGTTTGCTAGCGATGGCGATACCTTTGCTCACGAGTGGTCCTCTGGCGATCCTGAATACACCAGGGATGAGACAGCTAAAAAACTCGATCAGACTCGCCGTCTCACCGGCGCAACCACTTGCGAGAACTTCCACGGCCAAAATCCCGCTCTCTGCGAAGCCTGCCCGCACTGGCAAAAAATCAAATCCCCGATTTCACTTGGTATCGCTCAACCCGAGCCAGTTGCGCCCTTACCAGCCGAAGAAAAAGTAACACTGCCATCCCTGCCGGCGTCTTTTACCTGGGGCAAAAATGGCGAGCTGCTGTTTGTCACCGAAAAAGATCAGCAGCCGCTCGAGCACCTGATATCGACTTATCCCATTTATATTGCCGATGTCGCGCAAGAGGAGGTGCAGCCCGATCACTCGCTGACATTCACGTGTTGGCTACCGGCGCGAAAATGGTTCACTGTGGTGGTACCGTTCCGCGTGCTGGTCGGGCCGACCGGCATTGCCGAGCTCGCCCGTTTTGGCATTAACATCCACAGCGGTGATTATCTTAAACTCTATGTCCGCAAGGCCGTGGACATGTACTACAGCGAGGGCCGCTTGCAGATCCGCTATGACCAATACGGCTGGAAGAACGACGACACAGCGTTCCTGTTCGGCCGCAAGCTTTACTTGAAGGACGATGAGCTCGAGGTGCCGGGGTCGCCCGAGCTCGAGATCCGCAACAATTGGCTGGGCCCGGGCTGCAATGCCCCGAAGCATAATCGTGAAGCGTTCGGGCTCGAGCGCTGGGCCAAAGCTGCGAACGCATTATTCGCCAAAGATTGCGAGCCGCAGGCGGTGGCACTGCTGGCCTCGTTCGCGTCGCCGCTGATCCGATTTTTGGATGTCGTCGAAGGCGGCGCGATCTTATCGCTGGTCAACCGCGAGTCTTCGACCGGCAAGACCACCGGCCTGGTCGGTGCCTATTCGGTGTGGGGCATGAAGGACGGCCTGGCGCTCACCGTCTACGACAACCGCGTCACCAAATTTTTGACTCTGGCCGCGCTGGGTAATCTGCCGTGCTGCCACGACGAGCTGCAGATGCGCGATCCCAATACGCTGCGCGAGTTCGTGATCACGTTCACCAACGGCCGCGACAAGATGCGCGGCACCCGCGAGGGCGGTATCCGGCACGCCAAGGCGGACTGGCAGACGATCCTGATCTCCGCGTCCAACGTATCGCTGGTCGATATGCTGGGCGGCGTTACCAGCGTGAACGCGCCGGCCTACCGCGTCATGGAAATGCCGTGCGAGATCCCGGCATCGCTGCGCCACCAATGGGGCGACAAGCTCAAAAACGAATTGCAGTGGAATGCCGGGTATGCCGGCGAAGTCTATGCGCGGTTTCTGGTCGATAATGTCGCGTTTGTCCGCCGCGGCGTCGAGCAGGCGGCGGAGATGCTGTGGGCCAGGACTAAGCTGGACCGCAAATACCGTTTTTGGATTCGCACTGCGGCCTGCATCGTGGTGGCCGGAGTGATGGTGCGCCGGCTCAAGCTGCTCGACTTCTCGATGGATTACATCACCGACTGGCTGATCAATTTTATGGTCCGGACGGGGACCAAGCACTATGCCATGGACGACACCGAGGACTGGGCTGCCGCGGCGGTCGCCGATTTTTGCTTGGAGCAGAATCAAAACTTTGTCGTGCTGCCGCACTTTGCGCCGCGCGGCAAACGGGTGCTGCCGGTGCGCGAGCCCAAGGGCCAGATCACCGGCTGCTTCGCGGTCGCCGAAAACGAATTGCTGGTGTCGATGCGGGCGCTGCGCACTTACGCCATCAAGAACGAGATTCCGCTGCGCAAGTGGCTCGAGAACTTGCAGGACCGCTCAATCTGTTCCGACATCAGTTACCGCGCTTTGACTGGCGGCACGGCGATCCCGACCGCGCAAACCACAGTGGTCACGCTGTTGATGGCCCACGAGGCCCTGGCCGGCGCCAACCAGAACATCACGATGGATGTCGAGGAAGACGAGTCGAACGTCACCCCCCTACGCCGCTGATTATTGGATGATCTCCTCACTGACATCAGGCTTCAGCAACAGCGGCGCGCGGCCGTGGATAAAGTCCATCAGCACTTGTTGTTTGGTCTGGCCGCGTTGCTCCGCGGTGTGCTCAACCCGACGCTCGAAATGCTTGAGCATCGGGTCGGTGCCGGATTTGACGCCGGTCTGCTGCGCGCCGCCAAGCCACAGCGAGGCCTGCCACTGCGCCGGGTCCATGCCGAGCCGGCGCGCCTGCTCTTGCTGGATCTGCTCGAGGTAGCCGTACTCGGTCGGGCTGGGTGCGTCACGCCCCTCGCGCTGGCCGGATAGCAGCCGCAAGTTATGCACATCGATGGTGACCGGCTGCCAATTGCCGGCCAGGTTCTGAATGAACGATGGTGGCTTTGGGTTCTGCAGCACCGGCAGGCCACCAGCCTTGATGTTCTCGACGTTCTGCACATGGATCGGCATCATGCCGTAGGGGTACGGTGCCTGCGTTTCTTTCTTGATCCGCCAGTGTCCGCCTTTCAGATAGCGTTCCGGCGTGGGCTCGCCGGTGATCAGCGCCTTGTAATAGTAACTGGCGTTGCGCACGTTCTCTGAGACACGCGTCCGCGGCGAGGTGGCGCCGAGCAATCCCAGATACTGCTCGAACAGCGCATTGCCGTAATTGTGCCCGAGCTCCGAGATGAAGAGCTGCTTGAGCTGATCCATGTTGTACCACTCGAGGCCGCCGATCTTGGCGCCTTGCTCCGCGATGTTACGCAGCCGCCTCATGTTGGCCGGCGTATCTAAGCGCAACGCGCTTTCCGGCACGCCTTTGGGTGGGACATAACGCGGCAGATCGAACTGCGGCACGTTCGGGCGCTGTCGCATAGTGGACGGCGAGTAATCAAACAGCGGCGATGCCGGGTTGCGGATCATTGGTGCGGTGATGCGCTCAGTCCCGGGCACCTCGTGCTGCCACAGCGGGCCCTTGGCCGTGTAGAAGTCTGGAAACCGCCCGCCGCCTCCCGGCAATGTCTCATGCGGAAATGTCTCGTATTGCGCCGAAGGTAACGCGCCTGGCCCGGTTTCCGGCCGGATGATGCCGCGCCTCGGCGTGCCCAGAGGCCCCTCTGGGATGTCGCCGGCAAGCTGGTAGCGATCGCCAGGACTGTATTTCGGCGGCAGATTGATCTGCGGGATTTGTTGTTGCTCGCGTGGCATCAAGATCCCGAACAGCGAGTCGAGCGAGTTAAAACTATCGTCAGGCGACCTCGCCATCGATGATCTTCTCGTCGCGCTCCTGCTGCGTCTTGCGGTACTCGTTGATTTCGGCGATCAAGGCCGGCAGCGTGTCGATCTCCTGCTTGCGCAGCGTGTTCTGATCGACCCTAACATGGGTATCGAGTTGTGTCCTGGCCGCCGAGCCGGCCGATCGGCGATTGGCAGTAAGCCGATCGAAGTCGGCCTCGTTTAAATCGGCGGTCATCAATTTGTTGAGCACCTCGAGCGCCAGCGCGGTGTTCTCGTTCAAACGGTCGGCGAGTAGACCATCGCCGTGGCGAACCCGTGGCTCTGGATCTTCGGCAATTGCTTGCCCAGGCGGCGACCGATATCGGTCCGGTACATCGCCCCAGTCGGCACTATCAAGTTGCCCAAGCGGCGGTAGAGGGTGTTTGCTGCGTCCCGCACTGTCGGTGCCACCGCGGTCATTATCAGCACGTAGTCCCCTGCCGTCACCGGCATAGGCAAGTCGTGGAAACTCCCGTTCGCTTTCTTTGGCGCCGAGCCCATCATCATGCAGCACGGGTGGACGTGCTCCCACACGTTCGGCTTGATGCCATAGATCGGAATCCCGCAGACTTCCCGTTGCGTTGAATGGGAGTAGGGAAAGTCGGGTACGCACATGGCGGCCCCAATCGCCACGGAATCGTAGATCCAGATGCGCGGGTCCGTCCCTTTGGTCAGATCCAATAGCCATTGCGCCGTGTCACCCTTCATCAAGGCCATCTGAATGTTGTAGGTCGGCCACCCTGGCCGCATCGTGAATTCTAATGGCCACGCCTCCCCGGCGTCATCGATGATGCAGTTAACATCTATGTAACCAGTATATTGCTGCTTGATAAGCTCAGCCTCGAGCGGCGCCAGGACCTTTTTCGCCAGTTTGGATTGCCTCACAAACCGCATCACGGTGCCCATCTCCCCGGTGGAGATGCCGAGGTCGTTGTTCATGAACTTCTTGTGTTCCCAATTTTCGCACCAGCCTTCGATGAATCCGTTCGGCCCGCAAAACGCTCCGACCGCCATTTCCGAGCCGTCAACGAAATCTTGCAGGATGAACGGGTTCTTGAGCTTGCCGAGCTCCTGCCAGCGCTCGAGCATGTACACCATGTCTTCCGGCGACTTCGAGACATACGACAATGCCTTGTCCTTGTCGTCGTCGCCGCACGGCTTGGAAACAAACCGCCGGTCCTCGCGCTTCACAAATCGAATGGCAGTGTCGTAATCGTCAAACTGTCGGAATCGTATTGTAGGTATGCCGTGTTTTCGAAAGATCTGCTGTCCAACAGGTCGGTTAATTTCCCAGCTAGCGGTCTCTTCTGTCGCGGCAATGATGCCCAGATGGCCCTCGTTACGAGCGCCCTGCAGGTCACGCAGGTAGACAGTGTTGTCGGCCGCAAATACCACGTCTGCCCATCTGAGCCAGTCTTTGAAGTCGCTGACGACATTGACTAGCCCCTTGCCGATATTCTCGGTCTTGTTTGACGGCCGCACGAAGTAGCGCACCTCGTGATCGTCGCGCTGGGCGCGCAGCGCTACGTCGAGCCCGTCACCGTGCGGATCGATAACCAGCAATCGCATTATGCATTCGCATCATTCAATTGCGCCGCCGTAAGTCGGCGCCTGTTCTTTTGCTGGCGCCGGTGTGCCGATACCGCGCAGTGCCGCCGGCACGGTGCCAGATGTCACTACCTCGCCGATCGCGGCATCGATGTTGCGGATGGCGCTGAGCAGGGACGGGTTGCCGACAATGACCTGCAGTGCGCGGTTTAGCCCCTGCGGATCCTGCGAGGTCAACAAGTGCGCGATATGCTGTGCTATCCGCTGTTGTGCTTCCGCCCGCACCTTTGAGCCGCCGAGCTTCAAACCGCCCACGATGGCGCCCGTCATAACACCCACAGGGTCACTGAGCGGAGCGCCGGTCGCGTAGTCGTAGCCGGCACCGGTGGCTGTACCGACTAGCCCCATTTCGGCCAATTGCCGGGCCGTCGTGGAGTTGCCTTGCACTGCTTGACGCGCGTAGTTCATAATATTCTCGACGCGCACGAAGCCCTCGAGTTGCGCGGCGCCCTCATTACCGAGTGCGATCGACAAGCGCTCGCGCGCGGCCGGCGGCCCGAAGAAATGATTAATCAGGCCGGGGTTCTCATGCACCATGCTCACGAGGCGATCGACAAAGCCGTCCTGAAATAATTGCCGCTCTTGCGCCGACATGTTCGCGACGTTGGCGCGCATCGCCCGGTTGTTCATCTTGAGCGTGACCGCGACCTGTCCCGCCTCGAGCGCATTCTCGGCGCCGAACGCCTGGGCGGCGCCGCGCCGCGCGGTGCCAAAGGCGGGCACGCGGGTATCGAGCTCAGCATTGAGTTGTTTTTTCAGCGCATCGATTTGTGCCGAGGCGTGCGTACCCATGCCGGCGCTCCGCGCTTGGTCGCTGAGATTACGTTGCACCTGATCCCAGAAACGCAAACTTGGCACCATGACGCGGCCGTCAGGGCCGCGCGCCAGCGTCAGCGGGCCGGCCGCCGCAGCCTCGAGCGGCGTGTCGTTCGGCCGAAGCCCGTAGCCGCGCAAGCGCGAGTCGGTGCGGACTGTTTCCATGGCGCGGCGCGCGGCGTCTTGCACATGCGGGTCTTCCCATATCTCACCGATGCGTCGCGACCAGATCCCGCCGGCTCCCGCCGTGTAGGCAGCGTTATAGGCCTCCCTGTTAGTGGTTTGCGCCACTTGCTCGAGCGCCGCCTGCTGAGCGTCAGCATTAGGAAAGTGGAAACGTTGCTGCAGCCACCCGGTGAACCTATTGGCGCGGTCCTCATAACGCTGGTTCAGCGCCTCGTTCAATGTGGCGCGGGCTTCTGGCGATATGTTTGCCGCCGATCGTGCTAGGGCCCGACCGGGCTCGCCGGCCATCTCCATGGGTGTGACCGGCTGGCCTCGCGCTCGCGCAGCCGCAATGTCTGCGCCTCCCAATCTTGTTGGGTCACCGGTCTGTTGTGCGCGTCGCAACACACTACCCACATCCCGCCCGGCTTGCGCCACCGGATTAATAAATCCTCTTGCGGTTTGGACGAAGGGCTGAGCCACCATGCCAGCGCCACGGCCAACAACAGGGCCACCCACCCCCGTGAGTGCGCCCATTCCGCCGCCAGCCACGGGAGACTGGCCCCGCATATACGCATCAGCCGCGCCCAAAGCCCCGCCACTGATTCCTCCCTGCAGCATCATCTGCCCCATGCTGCCGGTCAGCCCCATGGCGCCCGGTGCCATCAGACCCATAGCGCCGTAGCCGGTCAAGCCGCCCGCGATCTCGCCGGCCGTCTCGTAGCCGGGGTGTTGCTTGGCCGCGGCCTCGTCCGCAGCGGTGACCTGCGGGAGCTCCTCATCGAACGGGTGGCCGGTGATCAGCGATCGCGTTCTGGCGGCGCCACGCTCCGCGAGGCCCTTTGCGGCCGGCCCGATAACCGGCATGCCCTCAATAAAACCTCCAGTCGCAGCCAGCCCCTTCGCCGCGGTCGGGTGCTCCTTGGCCCGCTGCGCGGCGATGTAGCCCTCGACCCGGTGCTTGGCATCGTAGAAGCTGCCGGCATCTGGAATCTCGAGCTCGTAGGTCTGGCCATCGGAGGCCGTATAGTCCTGCTTCTCGGCCATCAATCAGCTATGTCAGTTGCCGGTGCCCGTTTCTTGGGTGTCGCTTTGATGCCGCCGCCCAGGTCGATCGGTCCTGTTGTAGTCCCTGGCCCAGGCGCGGGCGGCGTTTCTGGCGGCGTTTCTGTTTGATCTGGCGAGGTGCCGCCGCCGCGCATATAGCGACTCGGCTGGCCGAACTGGCCGCCGCTGATCTTGTCGAACGCCTTGAGGCGATAGCCGATGATGTCGGGCAAGGCTTTCGCCGCGGCCTCGATCTGACCGACCGCCCAGTCTTCGCTCATGGTCTGCTTGGCGACTTCCCAGGCGTCCTGGGTCGGGGCGTTACCGCCCTGCTCGAGCGTAGCCATTTCCGATTTCAGCAATCCGGTCTTGATCAGATAATCGCGCGCTAGCTTGCCACGCTCGCTTGAGGGCTCGTTCTGCGTCCATTTGAAGAGGTCTGCTTTGTTGGTTAACGAGTAGCCCTGCAGATTCAATTTGCGGGCGTCCTCGAGCACGTCTTTGATGGTGTTCAGCGCGCTGTGCGCAGTGGACTGCCAACGCATGATGCCAGGACCGCCCAGCGTCTGAATCATTTTCTGCGCTTTCTTCCAGTCGAGCTGCGCATCGGAGAGGTTAAAATTCGGATAATATTGCGCCAGGATATTGCGGACAGCACCTTTCTCTTTCATCGGCAGGCCGGCCATATCTGGCGGGTCCAGCCCTTGCACCACGCGATCGGCAATCGAGCTCGCGGCGCCGGCTGGCGGCTTGGGCTGCTCTGTGGGCTCTCCTGGCTGTGCTGCGGCGCCAGGCTGTGCTTGCTTGAGGTCGTCCAGGCTCTTGAGCGGCGGCAGGCCGATCTCAGCGCGTTTCTGATTAATGTTTGCCAAGCTGATCTCGCCGCGCTGCTCGATTGCCTGCTGGCCCTGCTGCAGCCGACCGGTGCCGAGCAGAAATTGCAGCATCTGCCCCTGCATGCGTTGTTCGGCCTGGAACTGGCGCCACTCCATTTGGGTCTGGGCGTTCATTAGCGGAATGAAGCCGTTCACCGCACCCGCGATCACGCGGGGCGAGGCACCCGGGTTGTTGCGCCGCACTGCCTGTATGATGGTGCCGAGATCGAGCCCGCCCATTGGCCCAGTTTGGCCACCTTGTGGCGGTTGCATTCCCGGGGGTGAAGGAGGCGGGCCCGGCGGCCGTTGCTGAGGGGCGGGGGGTTGACTGCCGGGCCCTGGCCGGAATTGAGCGGTTTGCACGGGCTGCGCACCCGGCAATCCGCCCCCGGTCATCGGTGAAGGAGTGGCACCACCTAATCCCGGCGGGAAGCGATTCGCAACCTGCATTGCGGGCGAGCGCGGACCACCCATGCCAGGATCGCCCGGGTCACCGCCCATGGTTGCCAATGGGTTCGGCTGTCCCGCCGGCCCGTAGGGCTGCGGCATGGGTTGCGGCGGATCTTGACTGTAAGCCAGTGCCATCGGGCCGGCGCCGGGCTGCAAGCCCACCCGCTGAGGCATGGATAAGTTCGGATTGTTGTACGCGGCCGTAGCGGCGGCCGGCGAAACCCCTGGTGTCACACCGGCGCCGCCGGTCGGTATAGATGATTGCCCTGGGGCCGGCGCCTGGCCGACGCCAGGAACACCCTGCAGACCTTGCACCGGCAGCAACTGTAATGCCTTGGCGAGCTCTGGATCTTGCAGTGCTCTACCGATGGCTTCTTGCTGCTGGAGTTGGTCGTACTTTTGGCCGGCCTCGAGCGCGCCCTCGAAGCCGCGGACGTAGCCGCCCTGGCCCTCGTAGCCGCCGTACATGGCGGCTAAGCCGCCAAGACCTAGTGGCATTTAAAGACCCTCCTAGGCCATCATGGAGCCCCAGCCGGCGGCGCCGCCGAGCCCGCCGCCGACCATGCCGCCGAGCAGCATGTTCTCGCCAAAGCCTTGTTTCTGTGCCGCGAGCTGCTGGGCATAAAGCTGGTTCATCGACTGCTGGCCGCCGGTCGAGGCATTGAGGTATTGCAGCCAGTCGCCGATACCGGTTTGCGGCACTTGCGCGGCCTGCTGGCCGTATCCCGCCGCCTGGCCGTAAGCGCTCATCGGCATGCCCGCGATACCGGCGTAGGTCTGGAACGGCAGTGCGCCGGCTTGCGCTCCTAGCTGTGCGGCGCCGCCGCCGAGCCCCAGCGCACCTTGCCCTGCGCCTTCCGCGCCCTGGACACCGGACAGCATGCGTTGCAATTGCCGGTCGTTCCAGTTCAGGCCGAAATCGGACATGGTCTGACCGTAGGCGCCGGCACCCCACGGGGTACCCGCCAGCCCCGATTGGGTCAGTTGCGCGAGCTCCGCATCCGAGACTTGCCCCGCGGTGCGCTTGAACAGCGCCGACTGCGGGTCGAATGCCGCTTGAATCAGCGGGTTGACGGTGCCGCCGATCATGCCGGCATTAGTCAGCCCCTGATTGGCCGCTCCCATGCCGCCGCCGGCAAAATAATTGGCGGCACCCTGCGCCTGTGGACCGTATGGATTTTCCAGATAAGTCTGCAGGGCTTGCTGGTATTGCGGCATGTACTGGCCGCCCAGATTGTATTGGCTCAGCGAGCCGATGCTCTGCGGCCCACCCTGTGTTAGCGCCTCAACGCCCGGTCGCGCGGGGATCGGATTTGGTGGCGGTGTCGGCTGATTGGCGGCGCCCGAAAACATGTCGTAGGCGCCCATGCCGGCGCTCGCCAACCCCATGCCAATGCCGGCAGCCGCAACCATCGCTCACCTCATAATCTTGCGGTACATCACATCGGCCGGGCGGTAGCCGAAGCGCTTAAGAATAACGCGCATCATACGCCCGCGCTTGCCTTTGAATAAGAGGTTCTCGCCGATAAACGACCGCACGACGTTGAGCCGTCTGAGCTCGTCATCGTAGGCGCGAAACATTTTAATGCCGGTCCAACCGCGGCGGTATTTGGGGTCGAGCCAATACATGTCCGCGGTAGCGTGCAGCGTGGACTTGTAGTGCAAATGCGGGCCGATCATAAAAAAGATATAGCCGATCAGTTGCTCGCCCGCGCGCGCGGTCAAGATGCGCAGCCGGCCGGCGATCGACGCCTGCATGAACGAATCCCAGTCAGGGTCTAGGATCACGTCCTGCTTGTCGCGGCCGAGCTCCTGCCAGTGCCGCTTGAACAGCGGCGCCAGCTCGCGCGCGATCACATAGAACGGCTCGACCTGAAATTTAATTTCAGGCTGAGCGGGAGCCGAGAGAACGCGGAGTTGGCGCCGTCTCGCCCCGGGTGGGGTTGGAGTCAACAGACCCTCCCGAGCACCGCATTGATGCGTCTGGATTGGCGGCTGATTTGTTGCTCATGCCGCCCTGATACAGCGTGGTCTGTGACGGCCCGCGTTCCGGTCCCTTGGCGCCGCCTTTCGACTTTGCGCCTGCGCCTCGTCCTTTGGCCATGTGAGTCCTCCTATTGCCAATGCGCGATCACTTCAATGCGCCCCGCGGCACCGTTGCCGCCGGCCTGAGTGCCGGCCGCGCCGCCCGCACCGCCCGCACCCACAGTGTAAATGTAACTCACCGCCGGGGAGGTAATGATAAATTCGACAAACTCGCTCGCCCCGCCGCCGCCGCCGGAATTGCCGTTGGAACCGCCGCCGCCGCCGGAGCCGCTATTGGTAGCCGCATTGCCGCCGGATGACCCCGCTGTACTCGTTCCGCCGCCGCCGAAAAAGCTATTGCCGCCCGCGCCGCCCGGTTGGTTGCCGTTGGCATTGCCCGCGCCGCCCATGCCCGCCGCACCAGCAACGCGCGTGATTAGTGTGCCCGTTCCATTTACGCCGCCTGTCCCCCCCGCGCCGCCAGCGCCGGACCCAAAGGCGCCACCGGAGCCGTGGATCGCGGTCCACGCTGCAAACGAGGTGTCGGTACCGACGCCGCCGGCATTGGTAGACTGGGCAGCGCCGCCGCCGCCGCCGGCAACCATGCGGATGTGCAGATAGAGCGGCAGATTACCGCCGGCAGTAGGCGTGGTGTAGGTCGCCGCCGAGCCTGAATTAAAAGTCTGAACGTTTGGCGCGAACTGCGCCGTAACCACTGCGTTCAGCACCGAGCCGGCGAACGATAGACCAGTGCCGAGCGTGATTGGGCTAGCGAGCGCCGGAGAGCCGGTCGGATTGCCGAGCAGCGCGGAGGTCAAACTGACGCCGGGCGTGTTCACCAATTGGTATTGCGTGCCGTCATAGCTGACGATCGCGACCTGGCCGGCGACAAGCTCATTGCCGGTCAACGCAACCGTTCCCGCACTTGTCTGTTTGACCACCGCGATCGCCGAGCTGCCGCTCACCGCCAGCGTGACAGCGCCGGTATTGGTCAAGCCAGTCCCGACCTTGAATACGACGTTGTTGCCTTTGGTCAGGCTCCAGTTCGTCGGCACTACCGAAGCAACCACCTGCGTGTTGGCAAGGCCGGTCGAGTCGGCGCCGGCATAAGTCGCGCTGCCGCCCTGAACCGGCGAGATCGGAGTGGTCAGCCCGGTGATCGATGTAATGTCGGAATTGGCGCCGGCATGCGCCGCCTGGCCCAGGCAAGTAATGATGGCGTTATAGTTCGCCATCACCTGGGTGGCGTCCGCGGTCGTGCCGTTGGTCAACGTGAACGGTACCGAGCACGACACTCCAGCCGCGGCCGGCGCCGGCAACAGAGCAAGCAACAAAAGTGCTGCAAGCTTTTTCATACTGCCGCCGCTGTGATGTCTTGGAAGTAACGCAGCACTTTAATGCGCAAGCCCCAGCCGCCGACCTTGATGGCGCCGCTCGATGGTCCGTTCACCATCAATGCAAGCTTCATCGCCACGATCGGCATATGCCAATTAACCAGTCGCGGCACTAGCGTCGTCGAGCTCGTCAGCGACCCCCACGGCGACGCGCCCCAAGTAAACGATCCCCACACCGTCGTGGACCCGCCGCCGCCGCCGGCCGCGATCTGGGTGGTGTCGAACACTCGATAGTCTTGACTCATTGCCGTGACGGTCACCGGAGTGCCGGGATTAAGCGCAATGTCGAGCGTCGTGAACGACATTGCGAACCCTGCCAGTTGCTGCACATTGGGCAGAAACGACGTCGTTGCATTAAAACTCAATTGGGTGCCGTTCTCAACGTAGACGCTCGAGACTGACTGCACTACGTCGCTTTGCCACAGCGAGCCGGTGATGCCGATCGGCGCCATGATGAAGGTATTATTCCAAGGTTGGATCAGCGAAGCCGGGAACGTATGCGGTCCCGACCACGCCTTGGCGGTCATGTGATACCACCACTCTTGTTGCGGCGTGTTGATCGCGGCACCGTTCTGGGTCGAGACCCGCACTACATCGCCCGATGCCGCCATGACCATGCGCGATTGCTGCACGGCATAAACGAACGGCACGCAAATGCCTTGGCCGTGGCGGCCAACCGGGTCGGACACCGTGCCGGTAAAATCAATGATCCGAGCGCCATCAGGCGAGATAAATGCCAATCCGGCTTTAGTCGCCGACAGCGCTAACGGTGCCAGCGTCCCGGTCGCGACATTGAGCGCGTTCAGTGCCAGATTGTTGGTCGCTGCATCTCCGGTGATCTGATAACAATTCTGCACACCTTTAAAAACAATCAGGCCCTGGATGATGCCGCCCAGCTGGTTATACAGGCGCAATTGGCCCAGGCATGTCAGCGGCACCACATCGCCAAAGGTCAATGATTGCGTGCCCGCAGTAACATTGGTGGCATTAAGAGGGTCCGAGAACACCAGCGCCGGCTGCGCCAGCGTGTTCACGATGTAATAAGCACGATTGTTGAACTGCGCGACGAAAGTCGGGATCGTACTGAAGGTAATGGCGCCGGTCGTGTTACCGGCGTTCCAGACCGGGGTGGCCGGAACCGAGATGTCGATCCAGCCGATGAAATTGGCCGTGGCCGCGAAGCCGGGATGCGTCAGAACAACCTTGGAGCCGATGATATCCATGATCGGCGGCGTCCAGGCGCCGGTGGTGGCCGGGCTGGCCGGCGTTGTCGCCGCGGTGATCGTGCCGGTGACGGTCACGAAAGCATTGGTCGCTAGGTTATAGACAAACGGCTCGTCGTGACCGGGGTTACGGTTGGTCGCGATCATGCCGTAGGCGTAATTGCCGGCGACGTGCAGACAGGAAATAAAGCCCGGCGTGTTGAAGCCGGAGAAATTGGTGACTTGCACTGCGGCCGCCCGGCACTGCCACAGGTTCGGGCTCGACGGATCTGGTATTAGGTTCGTCAGCGCGACCTGGGCACCGGGAAATGATTCGGTCGAATCCAGCGTGTCCGAAACGCCCTTCGGGGTCCAATACAGCGGGGTAGTTTCAGTATCAAACATCACCAACCAATCTGTTTTGTATTTCTTAAGCGATCGAATGCGGTGCCGAAGCGGCGGCGATCGAGTTTGACGACCTTGGTGCGGTTCGCTTCGTCCTCTTTCATCCGCATGAATCTGCGCAAGATCGAACCGGCGCCGCCGGGGTGCTGATCCTCATCGAAAGACAATAATGCCCCGTGCCGTTGATCGTCAGTAACCTTGCACAGCTCGCCCGTCAGCCTGGTCAACAAATAATTCTGCATCGGGAACCAGGGCACCTGGGTGAAATCGGTAATATCTGGCATCTGCCGCATGTAGCGCAGCAATGCCGGGTAGGCGCCGGACGGCGGCATCCAGAAATAGGCAACCGGCGGCGACTTTGACATGTCCGTGGCAAACACGGTCGGGAAATTCTGCAGGCCCGGCGTCGCGACCAGACGATCGAACTCGGCGAGATCGACCGGGATCAGCACATACGGCACGCCGGAGATGAAATACAAACACTCTTCCGCCACGGCGCGCAGATAATCGGCGGGAAACGTCATGCTGGAGACAGCGCCGCCACCGTAGAATACCTGGTTAGTCGGCAGATTGAATTGCAACGTGCCGCGGGCGACCGCAAAATCATAAGTCTGCGCCAGCTCCGACAAGATCATGTTCAGGAATAATTGGCCCTGTGCGGTATAGCCCGGCACGTTGGCGTTCTGGCACGCCTGGGCGACAATTTGGTTCGCGGTCAGCGGCATTGCTGCTCGAGCTCCGCGAGCTCGATCTCGAGCAGCTCGAGCTCGTATTTGTCGCGGCTGAACGTATTATCCATCGCTACTTTCTGCGATTGCTGACTGGCGGTCATTTCAAACGGGCCGCGGCGCTTGCCGGTATCCCAGTCCTTTTGCCACTTCTCAAACATCTTCGAGTGGTTCTCCATCATCTCCGCGAGTTTTTTCTTTTGCGTGTCAACGCGGGCCTGGATCTCGTGCCGCCGGTATTTGGCGTTCTGGCGATCCAGTGCCTTGGTGACCTTGTCGAGCACAGCGTTGAGCTCGTGCTCAGCACAATCGCGAGTAACGTGGGTCTGCACCGCGATGCCACGTTTCTCGCCGATCGAAATCTGGACCGTCAGCCCGAGCGCAATGTCGCGGCCGGAATAGATCGGCTCAGTCGTATGCATGTCGGGAGGGGCGGGCCCGACATTGGCTTCTCGCAAGGCCAAATTAGCCTCCTAAAATTTGTCTGCTAGTCAGGCTCGAGTTGCGACGGGTCAGATTGATATTGCGCGGGCGCTTATACCATTCGCGGTTGGCGCCGCCGACCTCGTCCTCGTGGTTCCAGCACCGTTGCATGATGTCGCGCATGGTCTGCGCCTTCGGCTGGTTCACCGTGTAGCTAAAGCCGTGCAGATATTCGATGCCGTCGATCAGGATGCGTACCGCATGCCCGGGAAGATCGATAAAAATATCCTCCATCTGTAGTTCGGGTTCATCGGCCGCGCGCGCCTCGTTCAGCGCTGCCGCCATGAACCGCTCCTCCTCGCGCGCTTTTTTCTCCTTGTCCACTTGTTCGTAGGCGCGCGTGCGGATCTCTTCCTTTTCCTCTTCGGTCAAGCTGCAATATTCGAGCCGATCGGTAAACGACCGCGGCAGTTTCGGCTTTGCCATAGCGCGCTCCTAGGTATGCACCCAGCCTGCATTAGCTGCCGCCAAGGCCGACACTACAATCGGAAACCCGGTCTGCGTGTCCCAGGCGACAAAATCCCCAGCCCGCAACAGTAATTGCCCGCGGTTGGGGATGACGATGCTGCCGGTCTGGTTGTAGCAGTTCAGAAATCGCGCGCTGGCCGGTGCGGTCGTGGGCTTTAGATCGTCGTTGATGGCATTGAGCAACGAGGCGACATCGGCGGCGATCAGGTCGTTGGTGCCGACAACAAATCCCTGCAGCGTCGTCGTCGCAGCCGTGCCGATGGTACGCAGTGCCATGACCTCACCCCAGCCCGCTGATCCACCCCTGCGGGATGGCGATGTTGCTGTTCAACTGCGCCGACATGTCCGCCGCCGCGGCGTTGGTCAGCGTCGTGATGTCGGCCGCCGCCAGCGCCCCGCCAGTGCCACTGCCGGCGATGCTCTGACCATTTACCGCATTGATCAGCGTGAGGTTCTGTGCGTTGGGGCCACCCGGGGCCATGTTGTCGAGGCCGGGGGCGAGCCATTGGATAGAAAATCGATAGACGAGACGATAGGCCATAATGGTCCTCCACTCTCAGCCGAAGGTCAGGTTGAAGTTCGACGTGGACTCGATCCGCATCGCGAACTGCTGGTTCTGAATCAGCGTGCCGTAGAACGCCTTCCAGCCAACAATTCTGAGTTGGTTTAACGGGTCCGACTTATCGCCCTCTTTCAGGTAGGTAAATTTAACGTCGTCCAGTCGGACCTGACCGTAAGCGCCGCGCCCGAAAATAAAGTTCGGATACACGATGATGCCGGTTGCCGGCGCGGCCGGCGGGAACATCGACAGGCCAATGCCGGTGATGAGGACGGTCTGGCCCGGCGCGAGGTTAGTCGCCTGACCGGCAAGAGGACCGGAGGTCGGGCCCGCTGTCGTCAGACCGAGGTTGCTGGGCGTAGTTGAACCAGCCTGCGATACGTAGACGTTAAACGTGAAGCCGGCGAGCGCCGGCAGCACGACCTGAATATTCTGGCCGGCCGTCAATGTCACCGCGGCGGGGATCTGGTAGATCCGGCTCTCGTATTGGTTCTGAGAGTCGCTGGCAGTGACTTGAATTGTGTAGTTGCCGGCGCCGAACGCACTGCCGGTGCCGGATGCCACCCCGGTAATCGCCGCCACACCAGTGAACGACGGCACCAGATTGGACATGCAGAACCGGATGCCCGACCACTCCCCGATCTCGTAATTGTAAAGCCGATTAATGTCCGAGTACGACCACGCCTGATTGATCGCCGAGTTCTCGCGCAAGTCGCCGGCAACAAACGGGTGAACTACCGCAACATAGTGCGGCATTGCCCGCGGGTTGTTCGAGGCTCGAGCGCCGCCGGCATCGGCATCAAGCTTGGTGTCGGTCATCTCGTCGCCCATGTACCGCGGCGCGCCGAGCGTGAACAGCATCGCGTAGGCCCGGTTGAGCTCGTGGATGTTCATCACATCGCCAGCCGCCAGCGACGCGCGCGAGCCGCGCGAGTTGACATAGTTCACTTGCGCCAATGCCATCAGACTATTGAAGGTATTGCGCTCGAGCGTTTCCGCCACTTGCAGGCCAGTGAGCTCGATCGCCTTCTTGAACAGCGGATGCTTGATGGTGAGCTCCGCGACATCGGTGATGGTGATCTTGTCACCCCATTGCAGGGCGGTCGCTACCACCTGTTGGATCGTCATCAGCTCGCCGACCGGTGGCACGCCTTCTGACAATGGCGCGAACGGCAGTGGCACACGTTGATAGCGGGTTGCGGTGTAGGTAACGCCGCGGCCCTTGGGGAGCTCGAGCGGGTCACCGAAGTGATAAACCACCAATTGGCGACGGGCCAGGGGCAACGTTTTATCGGCTATATAAGCCTCTACGTCAGCCTGGAATGAGCCGGATACGTTGGTAGGCATTGCCTATCTCCTCTAGAGCGGAAGATTAGCAAGCCTCTCTTCTAGTGTCTTACCTCTGCCGCGCCGGTCCTGCTGGGTATCCGATCGGCTGTTACCCGCATTCACCGTTTGCTTCTCAACGCGCCGCCGAGCCTGGGCACTCTGATTCGATGGTTTCCCACCTTCCCATCGGCTCACGACTTTATCGCCGACCAGGTAGCAGAGCACGGCCCGTCGGCCGACATTGGCGCCACCTTGCACCAGCCGGCTGCGTTCCGCCTCGACCCGGTCGCGATAACGTCGATAGCCTTCGATGGAATTGGACCTCGTATCATAGAGAGACTTGTCGGTTGCATCCTGCATGCTGAAGCTTTGCTGTTGGAGCGCGCGCTGTGTGCGCCACTCCGAGTCCCGCAAATCTTCCGACATGCGTTCTTCGGGCGTCATGACTGCCCGACGTTGATTGCGCTGCTCTTCGGATTCTCGCTGCGTTTGCTGCTGCGAGCGCGAAACGAAATCATCGAACCTACGCTGCAGCGCTTCGGTTTGTTCCTGCGAGCGGCGTAGATCATCGTTCAGCGAACGGATGCGGTCATTTTCCCGCGGGCGACGATCGCGGGTCGGTTGTTCTGCCGGCGGGGCTAGGCGCTGATCCTCCGAATCTTCGTCGTCCTGATCGCGCGCAGCGTCAGGGGCGCGTTCTTCGTGGTCAGGCTGTTCGCCTTCCGGCAGATCGGCATCGGCCACCTCGTCAGCGCCTTCCGAGTCACTCTCTTCGGGCGGCTTGGTGTCGATGTCGTCAAGATTTACGTCGTCATCATCCGTAATCTTAGGCACAGCTACTCCAGAGGTGAGGTAACGGCCACCAGTCGTAGAGCGGGGATTATTGAATAAAGCCACGGTTTGTCAATTGGGTTCGCCGTTTGTCATGCAATCTCTTATAATTGCGTTAATCTGGTCAGGAGTTTCGACCACGCCGAATTTTTGGCTGCCGACATAAAGAATCGCCCTAGTGCCGGGAGCCAGGCTTTGCTGTGCCGCATCTGACGGGCGGACAACGGCAATATGCGCCGTCTCAACGCGCACCTCGCGATTGTCGGGCGAATGAAAAATCGCCATACATAATAGGATGTTATAAAACACCGCGCGCACGAGGCATCATCCTAGGATCTCTGATCTGGTCTTGATGGATGACACCTGGCGGTTGCTGTCCGCCTCGAGGAACCTGGGTCTGGGCTCCCATCCGTGGCGTTCCTGGCATGCCGGGACCGGCGCCGCCGGGGGTGCCGGGCTGTCCGGGCTGTTGTTGCTGCATGGCCTGTTGCATTTGCGCTTGGTTTTTGGCCTGCATTTGCATCGAATGCCGCATCATGTGCTCGCGCAGCACACCGGTAAGGTCGCCGGCTTCTTGAAATAGCTGGGCATGGACCTTGAGGTGCTCTGGATCGTTGTCGAGCGGCGACACCGGCACCTGGGCGCCGGCCGCCAGCATGCTGTTTTCGAATTCGGGATCGAGCGACAAGTTCTTTTTGGTATCTTGGAATACCTCGCTGGCCACGCGCGGGCCGAACAGATTCTCCATGAAGGCCTGCAGCACCGGCGCCATGTTGAGTTCGAAGCCCTTATAGAGTTGTGGCGGGATGCCACGGATCATGTTCAGGCCGGCCATCTGCAATTGCATCTGCTGTGCCGATCGCGCCGCCTCAACGCCGAACCATTTGACCTCCCAGCGCCGGTCCATCTGCACCGGCTCGATCATCTGCATATTGATGTCTTTGCCGACGATGCCGAACTGGCGCAAGGTCAGTGGCCGATCGCGGAACTGGTGATCGAGATAGACGAACCAGCGCAGGATCGGGGTCAGGATATCCATCTCAAGCCCGGTAACGATGTCTGACACGGTGAGAATATCGACCATCTGCTCCTGGGCGACCTGGGCCTGCGATGGCTTGCCCTTCTGCCCCTGCTGGCCCTGCGGCAGCATCGCCGGATTAATACCGAGCGTCTGGAAAATCTGTCCCTTGATGGCGGTAATGATCTCGAGGCCTTCTTTGTAGAGCGGGGGAAATTGCGCAAACGTAGTGTCCTTCGGCGATGTCTCCCAGACCGCACCCACGTTCAGGATCATGGAATTGGTGCGCGGGTTCTTCGCCGGGTCGGTCATAATGATCGGCATCAGCCCGAAGGCGCTCGAGTCCGCCGCTTCGTTCACGGTGTCGTTGGCGTAATACTGCAATGTCTCGACGTTCTTGAGCTCGCTGCGCCCCTTGAACGCGCCTTGAACCGGGGACGCCGCGGCCGAGATCAATGGGACAGCATCGCACCAATACGGATTGCGCTTAACAGATACAACAAGCTCAGGGCTCCCAAAGCGTATGCGAGCAATACGCCTTTCGTCGCCGATCTTGATCTTGGCCCAAGTCTCGTATACCAGACAAAATGTCTTGTTCCCTTCGATCTTGACTCCCGCTGAATCACTGATTTTTTCCTCTTTGCTGGGTGTGCCGGCAGCATCGCGCTTGGAGAATGTCTCGAGCAACTCGTCGCCGGCATCCTCGTCGATCTCGCCGTCCCGAATCATCTGCCGGATTCTTGCCTTGGACCAGCGCCGGATAATCGTCACCGAGCCGCCGCTATCGATCGCATCCTTGACGCCGCGCGCAGTGAACGGCAGCACCAGCACATCGGCATCGGCCAGCACCTCGATGTCGGGCGTGCCGTGCTCGATAGTCTCTTCGGCGATATCCCAGAACGGTTCGGAATCCTCATCCTCGATGTCCGGGTCGTCATCTACGGTGTGCTTGCGTTCGACGCGCCAGGTCACGTTGTGCTCGACATTGCTCCACGACATGTACACGTTGTAGTGGCCCTCGACGTCGCCGTTCTTAAGCAGTTGCGGAACGACCTGGGATCTCATCCTGGTCTTGCGAATGTAGAACTCGAGCAAAGCCATCAAGGCTTCAGGCTTCGATTCGGAGGTGATGACCTCGACATTTTTGCCGGAAGGCGGGAAAATCTGATTGGTGTTTCTGACTTTGCGTGCATTGATCGCGTCGTGAACGATCGGAACAAATATTCTGCTGTTGCCAGAATAGAACTGCTTCGGGCCGAGCTCGCAGTTATAGATATCCCAATAGTCCATCTGCGAGTTCGACCGCTCCCATTGATCGGAGAAGCCGCGCTCGATGTCCTTGTAGAGCTCGAGGCAGGCATCGCGAATGTCTTTGTCGTTGCAGAGCTCCTCGTTGCGGTCGGAAAAGTCGTCAAAATGCTCCTGCGCCGCGATCGCCTTATCGCTGAGCTCAGAGGGCTCGATCAGAAGCTTTTTCGGGTCTTTGGCCATTACTTCTTCGGTGGATCTGCCTGCGGTTCGGCCGGCTTGCCGTCAGTGGCAATTTTCTTTTCCCAGGTGACGCAAAAATTCGTGATCCCTGCGCGCATGTCGCGCGTGATATTGGAATTAGTAGACGCGACATCGCAGATGGACTGGATCGCGGCCTGCTCTTGCTCATTAACCTGAACCTCTTTCGCGATCGCGCTCGAGGTCAGGGCCAAAACGATCAGAAACCACCTCATGCTACCCTCAAGAACTTCTTTGCTTCGGCGAGGCGTTTGGCCAGGTCGTCTTTTTCCTCTTCCACTTTATGCGCCGCGGCGCGTACTTGTTTCTCGAGCTCCTCAAGGCTGCGCTCGCGGCCATTCAGCATGAGCTCGCGCTGGTTCAGGCGCGCCTCGTGTTGATCCAGGCGCTTTTCCTTGGCATCAAAGTCGGCGCGCGCTTGATTAAAAAATTTGATATCGGCCTCCAGTTTGGCAACAGTCTTGGCGTGCGCCTGTTTGTCCCGCTCGAGGCTAGCGGAGGCAACACTGGCCTCACGGCGTTGCTGTACCGATTGGTTGTGAACATCGCGCGCTTTCTTTTCCGCCTCTTCGGCTTTTTGCACCCGGTCCTGTAAATCACTCACTGTCTGTTTCAGCTTATTGGGATCAGCGAAGATCGACAGCAAATCCAAAAACCGCTGCAACGTCTCGAGATTGACTGGAGGAAGCATGGTCGCCTCTATGTGTTGGTTATGACCGCGATCTGCTGACCGGGCCAGACGCCAAAATACTCAGTCTGATTGGCCGCCAGCCGAGCGTTCTGCGCAGTCGCAACCGGGTTGGTGCCGATGTTCACCGAACAAATCACATCGGTATGCACGCGGATGAATTTTGTGGCGCCGGAAAAGGCCGCCGACTGCGCCGAGCTCGCCGCGATCGCGACCGGTGTTTGCTGCAAGATGCCTGGAGCGCTGGCCGCCATCAGTTTGTCGGACAGCGCCAGCACGTCAGAAAATTCCCAAATGTACAGGAAAGCCATGACTTTGATCCTACAACCCTTGCAGCGGCATATTCAACGGCCGCCGAATGGCAGTAACAACAGCGGCAGGCGTCGATTGCGGCCAGCGTGGCGTGAATGGCGCGAAGGGCGGGCCGAAGGCGGGGACGGTGCCAGTGACCGTGCCGTTGTTTTGATTGCCGGATAAATCCGGTTCAGGTGATTGAAGACCGTCTATCGCCCACCAGCCGATAAGAGTTCTCGGTCTTATAGCGCCCGGTCTTGTCCCCTTCGCCAATGCGTTTATTTCCAAGGCCGATAGGCCAACAGACCACATTGCCACATCTGCAATTAATCCAGCATAAAATTCACTAAATGCGTTGCCGCCTATTTCAGATTGGGTGTCAGTTGGGGCTATGCTGACTTTATTCACCGTTGATTGAAACGCCCCATCTATATAAAAACTCCAATTATTTGCACCGTCGGTCGCGACCGCAATTTGCGACCAGACATTTGTCGAAATAGCCACACCAGAGTTTATGACAGTGCCGCCAAATGCAAATACTGAGAAATTACTACCAGCATCGGCCGACCGACAAGTATATACGCCAAAACCATTATTAACATTTACACCACCATTGCAGAAAACGGGGCGTTGGCTGGTGGCGGAACTTGGATTAACCCATGCAGTAACCGTAATATTCGCGTTAGTGCTGCTCGTAAGTTTAGATGTTGTTATATGATCAGAAGTACCGTTAAAACTCCGCGCCATCAGATCAACCCGTAGCGTTTGGCAGTCGTGCCTCGTGCGCCCCAATTTGTCGGCATTGGCTATCCCATCAACGGCACGCCCATTGCGGTTTGGATGATGTAGCAGATCAGCCCCGATTGTGCTGCCGTACTCATATTGCTGACCGGCGGCGTAAAGGCGGGACTGTAGGACACCGAGCCGCCGCCGATAGAGATCGACATTGCTAGCGAGCTGACCGCAGATTTGAGATCGGTGGTCGTAGCAATCGCGGTTACATTTTGCTGCACGTGCCATACCTGCGCGAAATGCGTAGCGATGTCGTTGATCTGTGCCGGAGTCAAAACAACGGACGCCGCAGATACTTTGCGGAACGGCAGTACGGTTGCCGCGCCCGCCACCGCGCCGCCGATCAACAGATTGCGCCGAAGCATTGTGTTGCTCATGTCGCCTACTCCCAAACCAGCGTGAACTGATGCGCCGACTGCTGCGCCAAGGTCCAGACTGCACCCGCACCGATAAAGTCAACACGAAGAGTCATAATGTCATTGGCTGTCGGCACGGTCGCAAGCGTAGTCTTTTGCTCGACCAGCACATCGGCGGTCGTCCACGTTTTTGTGTATTGCGTTTCCGCCGTCAGACTGGTCGCGCCGATGTTTGAATTGGCGGGCGTCTGGCCGTCATTCAAAGTAAACACGCCATTCCCCGCCGTCGCATTGGCCATTGCCAAATGCCGACACTTAAGAACGCCGGACGGAATAGATTCCGGCAGATTAAATTGCAATACTGCCGAGACCGTCGATGCCAACGAGGCAACGACCGCGATGCCTTCGAAAGCGCCCGCGTTATTAGTGTTAGTGTTGGGAATGTAAAATTGCAGACTCAAATTTCCTGAAGCACCGCCGAGATAGATTGAACTTGGCAACAATGGGCCACCGGCCATACTGGCCTCCTATTATTGATACGCGGTCACGCTATACATCGCGATACTGTTGATGCGGCGGATACTGACCAGAAACCTACTGCCATTTGTTGTCGTCGGAATGTCGCCGACACCCGCAGTATTGCTGAAGCCACTGAATACGATCGCCCCGGCCGATGCGCCATTGGTGATCATGATATCCACGGCCCCGTCAGCGGCCGGCGGCGCGAGCGTGTGCGCACCGTTATTAGTATAGAATTGGTAATTACCGTTGGTCAGCACCGGGGTCACCGTGCCGGTAGTGATAGTGCCGATATTATTGGACGTAACCGAAAAACCGGGGCCGATCACGCCGAGCGCGGTCAATGTGAACACGGCCGTTGTACCGCTGACCCCCGCTTGCAGATCGATCAGACGCGACGCCGGGTTGCTTGCAGTATTGGTGACGTTCATAAGCAAAGGCGCGTCAAATGTCGTGCCAGCTAAGTTCCACGTCTGGGTAATGGTCAGCGCCTTGTTGTTAGTCGTGATCGAGCCGCTAGCAATCGTGACCTGACCGAGCGACGTATAGCTAAATCCGGCATCGCCGCCGAAGGCGCCGGCATTATTAAATTGCACGTTAGTGGTCGCCCCGCCCGGCGTGCCGCCGCCGCCCGAGCCGCAGGCCGCGGCGTTTTTCACAACGTTGTTTGAAGCATCAAGGCCAAGGCATGCCACTTGCGTTCCGGTCGCCGCACCCGAGTACACGATACCATTGCTCGCCGAGAACGTTTGGATCGCAGAAAACGTCTGTGCCAGATTTAATTCTGCGACCGTACCCGTGTTGGCGGGGAATGTAGCGACAGTGCCAGCGCCTGCAATCGCGGTCGCCTCGAGCAAGGTATTGCCGGAGGTCGCTCCGGCAAGCGACAACATGCCGTTATTGAACGTCTGCACGCCGGTCCAAGTATTGGCGTGCGCGGTATTGAGCGAGGCGACCACGGCGCCGGTGGTCGGTGTGATTGTCAGCGACCCGTCAGCGTTGCTGACCGAGGTGACCGCCCCGGTGCCGCTGCCGCATGCAGCCGCCGCCAGGACCACCTGGTTCGACGCGTTAAGGCCCAGACAAGAGACCTGCGTGCCGGTGGTCAGGCCGGAAAAGGTCAGGCCCGACGAGAACGTCTGTGCCACGGTCCAGTTATTGGAGTGCGCCTGGTTCAGGCTGGCGATCACTGACCCGGTGGTCGGCGAGATGGTCAGCGTGCCGTCCACGTTGGCCACGCTGTTGACCGCGCCGCCGCCGCCGCCGGTCGAGCACAGGTGCCCGGTCGGGTCCATGGTCGGCGGCAGTACCGCGCCGACGTTGTAGAGCTGCGGCGGCGACCCGCATGACGAGATCACCACCGCCTCCTGCGCGTGCGCCGGCGCCGAAACCAATAGCGCAAGCAGCGCAAGCAGGTATTTCAGCATAGCGTGCCCGCGGTGTTCATCGTCCACTTGCGCACGGCGCCGACCGGGTAGGCCTGGGCGCCGCAGGAAGCGACCACTAAGACACCACCGGATTGAGCGTGAGGCTTGATAACGAAGCTAATGGCGCCAAGAACGAAGGCTAGGATCAACACCACCCATATAGTTGGTCTTGGTTTCATCGCGCGACTCGCTTGCGACCGGC